TACGTCGCTATTCAAGTTTCCATTTTCAAACGAATCTTTAGTGTCCCCCCTGCTCGAGATGAGTGAATTACTTTTGGAAACCGAAAAGACCGTATTATATGAGGGCGAGGCCCCAATTGGTCTCCTTCTACATATTCATGCGAATGGAAGTGCTAGTGGAGTAGTCTTCACAAATTCCCGGACCCTTGAGGAATTAGCTATAGATAGCACAAAGTTAATAGCAACTGTGGGTGCGGACATCACGGAAGGGGACAACTTCTACATATCCACAGTGAACGGAAACAAGTACGCTATCCTCATACGTGGTGGTACGGAATACAACATTCTAAACTGCCTTGGAGACGACCCAACCTGGTTTCAACTACAAAAAGGAGATAACATATTCGCATATACCGCAACGTCCGGTCTTGTGAATTTGGAGTTTAGAATCACAAACGCTGTTGCATATGAGGGAATTTAAACCATGGATATTATCTTTTTAGAAGAAGACTTTGAAGAGATCTATCTACTTGACAGCTTTAAATCCCTCATATGGACAGAGTGATATTGTAAAACTGGCGACTTTGATTTTG